AACCTTTGTCAATACATCTTTTAATATATAACTTAACTAATTCTTTCTGAGATTTACTTTGAGTAGAATAAACTCCACCCATAGCAACCTCAAGTTCCTGAGCGACAATTCTAATCTCCTCAGCAGTGACCCTTTCTGCGTTACGTCTAACCGCTGAATCTAACAAGAATATAGAACTCAAGTCTTGTCTTAAGTTCGCAACTTCTGCTTGTGTAATCTGTAGATCAGTTACCTTACTGTTGCTATTTAGTAATGAGATATCTGTCTCACTACCAGTTAGAACATCACCTGACTTAGCTTCTTGTAATCTCTTCACTGAGATTGTAGCGTTAGGTGATAGTAAATAGATAACCCTAGCAGCCTCAGCAGAAGCTTCTAATGTACTCTTACGTAGACCTTCAAGTGACTCTAGGTCTCCCATATAGTCCTCAAGGTAAGACCTTCCAAAGTCCCCTCCACGGTCTATAAAAGGTACAAATTTATAAGGACAATAATCCAAAGGATACTCTGCCCTTGTTTCTGGTATCGTGAAGTTTTCAATTGTTTGGAATGTTACATATTTATTTCCATGTCTAATAATACAAGTATAAATAGTGATGTCTTTCTCATCGTTTCTTACTGCATCATTATCCAATTCTTTAGGGAAATTATTTTGTAACATCTCAGGTAATGAAGAGAACCTTAAACATTCCTCAATGCACATCTTAAGTACATTACCTTGTTTATCTCTTCTAACACCAAATTGATCTAACCTATAGATAATAGGTTCACCTTCATCTGGTACTTTAATAATATAGGAACCACCAACTAAGTTAAGTTCTGTTGCATAAATCAACTTAGACCTTAACATTGATTCTTCCATTTCTTCAATAACTTCTTGTTCAATTAAACCCATAGCTGGCTTAATTTCATCTGGTGTCTTTCCCATCTCAGCTAAAATACTCTTAGGAATCTTAGCTTTAAAGAACGTATTATTAGGAGGTAACTGAGTCATTACAATCTTGTTTGCTAGATTGTTAACCCCACGTGCCCCTAAGGATTGATAAGGGTTCGGGTAGCTATTACCTTCTTGACCATCTTTAGGATAAAGACTTGGCTTAGTTAATTCAGCCGCTTCTCTAGCTCTAGTTAAATATGGTGCCCTGTTCTTAATACATTCTTCATAGAATTTCTTCCCAGATATTTTTCTAATATCTAGTGGTTTCATTATTGTTGTACTCCTGTAGTGGAAGATTGAGGAACCCCTCCAAGACCAGCAGCGTTATTTACTCTACCTGACCTTGATGTTCTCCTTCCTAGTTGTACGTTAGCTGTTTCTTCGTTAGCTGCGGCATTTGCCAAAGCGTCACTGACTAAAGCTTGTCTTCTTTGTTGTTGCTGTTGTAACTCAGCTTCTCTATTCATTCTTTCCTGCATTGCTTTAGCACCTGTAACTGTAGCCAGACCTTCGGTAACCGCATCAGTTGCAAGACCAGAAGTAAACCCCCCGTTCTTGTAATTAACCAGACCACCAGTAGCGACAGTAGTTACAGCTCCCAAAGCTGCTTTACCTATCTTCTTTACTGTTTTACTCATCTTTTCTCCTTAAATCTTTAAGGTACACTTTGTAACCTTCAATGTCCTTTACATAAAAGAAACCATACCTTTCAAAGATCTCACAATTTCTTTCTTCATCAGGAGAACCAATTTCAATCCCACATGATACAAAGTCTATGTTATATTCTTTTTGTAAGGTACTAATTAATCTGTTTAGAAAATTAGTCATATAATAATTATTACGTAACTCTGGAATTACAAAGGCTTCTTGAATGACGAGGATATTCTTATCAGGAAATAGAAGGTAATTAATGAAAGCGTTATCATCATAAAATAAATAAGCTCCCTCACGGTCCTTAATGTATTGCTCATACAACCTCATCTAGGTCCCCCTCAAGGTACTTCTTAATCAACGGTAAGATAACCTCTGCACCTTTCTTCATCATTGTTTTATTAACAATCATTTCGTGTGAATCAGTTTCATTTACCGCATATTTACCATTAATAACTTTCTTAAGTTTCTCTTCTAGGTCTTCAATGTTAAAAGTTTTTCTACTCATAACTACTCCATAAGGATTTCATAATAATCATTAGTGTTCTTAATTAAGTTATCACCTGCTTGAGAAGCAGCAAAGTAGGAATGGTAATCAACCTTGACCAACTTTTCCCCATTAATTAAAACTCTAAAAACTTTATTTGTATTAGTATCCATTTTGGTATCCTTTTTATTATACTTCCTGTCTTGTTTTGATGTTCCCAAAGTCCCTCCAAGGGTACCATAAGATAACCTTTTTGTTCTTATAATCATAATCATTCTTTCTTAAAATACGTGCTTGTCCTGCTTGGTATCTAATCTCTCCTAAGACTTCCTCAAAGGTTAGATTAGGGTATGCCTTACGGTATGCCCTGACCAGTTGAACAAACATATAAAATTCAGACTTACACTCGTCTATCATCTTTCCAGCTTTAACCTTACCAATCCTAGGACAACCCTTATAGCCGTCCACAGGATCACCTGTAAGGATTTGTTTATAGAGATATTTATTAGCAGAGTGTTCATCAATATCAATAACCTTCTCTCTTCTCATATCATAATATTTAGAAGGGATTGTCTTTAAATCTTTATCTAAAGAATAGATTACGTTATTTGAATCTCTACTTGCCATAATACCTATAACATCATCTGCTTCTAGGTCCTCTACCATTTTAACTGGGTGCCAACAGTCATTGGATAATAGGTATTCCCTTAGTGGTTTTAAACCTAAGGGTTTCACTAAGGTTGTCCTATTAGTTTTATATGTTGGAAAGTTTTGTTTTCTATAATTAGTGTCACTCGAAATACAAAGAAGATAGTCTTTAAACTTTGTCTTACTTAGAATATCTGTGACGTAATCATTAAAATCTCTTAAGGCGTTATCAAAGTTAAATAAAGGTTGCCCATCAAATGTTGTTTGATTCTTTGAGGCAATCTGATAAACCAAGATATCCGCATCAATTAGAAGTTTCATTACTATCTCCCCATTGAGAATTGAATAAAGAATACCTTAAGGTCTGTTAAAGGAACCGCAAATGTTTCTGTGTTAAACTCTCTGAATCCTGCGAATAGTACACCGATAACTTCGCCATACTTATTCGTAATAGGTGACCCTGAGTTACCCCCATAGGCTACTACAGAAAGAAGATTGTAATGGATTGGAGTACCCTTAACCCATGGCATAATATCGTTCATAGACGCTGTCATAGTTCCATGACGGACTGTTAATGGTAGACCTCTAGGGTGACCTACAACTGTTACACTATCATGTAATTCAATGTCCTGTCTGGCAATCTTTAAACCTTTCTCGGCTTTAGTTTCAAGTAAACATAAGTCATGGTCTTGAGAAATCTTAAGAATCTTTAGTTTCTCACCGTTCTCTTTTTGTACTTGAAATGTTTGGTACATATAGATTCCACCACCTGCACCTTGATTAGACGTTTCAATAGCCATGTATTGTTGACAAATATGTTTATTAGTTAAAGTATAAACCTTACCTTTAAACTCTACATCAAACCCTGTACCAGTCCCTACTAGAACATTTGATGAATCGTACATCATCATCTTGTGTACGTATGGTACTACATTTTCCTTAGCTACTTCGTTAAGGTCTGGTTGACCTCCACAAGAAACAAATACTAGTGACATAAAAATAATACTAATGAACTTCTGCATAATTTTCTCCAATTGCCCCTGAAATATCTAGGGGTATTCTACAATTTACTTGTTTTCCAGCTTCTATAGCCGCTTGTTTACTAATCTCAGTTAATATTTCTAAGTTGAGTTTAGAACTGTAACTTAATACACATTCGTCGTGTATTTGAGCGTGTTGGATAAAATCCACACCCACCTTATATCCACGTTCCTTTAAAATCCTGTGCATATTAACCACCCATCTCTTGCAGATAATACTTCCTGCTGATTGGAGTAGTGTATTAAGTGCTGCGTGTGAATGTCTAATAGCTATTTTTCTACCATCAATACCATTAATAAAACCTGATTTTGCTCTAAAACTAACCGCTTCTACTAATTCCTTTAAAGCAGGTAAGTTTGCTAAGAATTTCTGTCTTAATCTAGCTCCATCCTCCCTAGTTCCATTAATAATTTCGGCAAGTTTCAAATCCCCTGCGCCATACCTTGTATTCAGTTAAAGCCGTTTCTTCTTTAACCCGTTTT